GGAAACTTAGTATTCAGAGATTTGGCTCCCGCAGTTCAAAGTACAATGCTTCGTCTCCTTATGGAAGAGAAGGCTAAATATGTTGGAGAAGCTATTTGGTGTTCTGCATTAGGTGGAACGGCTGCTTCTGGTATTACTGCTCCGGCTGGTGGTACCGCTATTGGTGGACAAGCAGATGGCGGCCCAATGAAATATTTTGATGGAGTAATTAAAAGACTTATCACTAACCTTAGTGCTACTTCTGGAGATGCTGATCAGAATGAATTCTTAGGCGGACAAGTTGTTCTTGCTGGGTCTACGGTATTAAGTACTGGACAGAACGTAAACGATGCGTTATATACAATGTTCCAGAAATGTCCTAAACAAATCAGAAAGAACGCAAATCTTTCATTTGTAATGGATTGGGCTACTTGGGATTTGTATGATGAATACATGTCTGCAAAAGAGAACAAATACTACGACAATACTCAAATCAACCAGTATCGTTTCAAAGGTAAGAGAATAATTCCTATCGTGGGTATTCCCGAATCTACTATTATGTTTACGGTCTTCTCTCAGGGAATGGACTCAAACTTGTGGATGGGTGTTGATTATGCTAATGATGAAGAGGTTGTTAAGATCGCTCCATTGCAAGCAAATTCAGAATTGTATTTCTTCCAAATGAGAATGAAAATGGATGTCAATATTGTTCGTCCGGCTGAAATTGTGTTATGGACTCCATACACAAAAACAGCATAAGTAAGTGAATAAAAATTAAGTATAAACACTAAGGGGGTGAGGTGAATCCTCGCTCCCTTATTTTATTAAAAGTTATAGAAATTATGGCAAGTAAAAGAAGTGATGTTGCTGACGAAGCAATAAAAGATGTAGCTCCAGTTGAAGCACAAAAAGAGGAAGTGAAAGAAACAGTTGCACAAGATGCAGTTGAAGGTCAAAAAAAAGAAGAGCCTGAAACAAAAAAAGGTTCAAAAACAAAAGCTGAAACCGAGAAGCAGGAAAAGATCCCGGCACATATTTTAGGTATACTTAAAAAGTATCCAGGGTATGAGGAATTGTATGTTGACAACAAAGGTGGCGTGTTTACTACAAAGACCCAACTTCATTTAAGGCAACATGCTACTCTTTATAAAAACCCACATTTTAGTGAGTGAATTGTTTAAATAAAATTAAAATTTGAATTATGGCATTAAGCAATGTTACAATTACGGATACAGACAACAACCTGGCTGTAGGTGGAACCACCTCAACTCAGAAAATATCAGGATTGTTATTTGATATTGGTAAGCAGTCTACTTTCTGGACTGCTGGTGCTGGTTTGGCTGCAAAGTCGAAACTATTTGGTAAAGTAATTGAAGTCAACAAGATGTCGGACTTGGCGGATCTTGGTATTACAAAATATACAGGAGTATCTACCGCTGATTTGATGTTCGGTATTCCGTATTATCATATTGCTCATTTCTTTGCAAAACAGGGTGATACCGGAAGACTTTTTATTGCATTTGCTGATTGTACCTCTAACTGGGATATAATTGATCAGATGCAGAGAACAGCCGAAAGAAAGATTAATCAACTTGGTATTTATACTGAGCAACCGCTATGGTCTATTACAGACGATACAGCTACTACGTATAATCTAAACTTAGTTGGAGATCTTCAGACAAAGGCTCTAGCTATGCAAACTGATAATGCTCCATTGTCTATTTTGTTATCCGCTAATTCGGCCATCGTTAAGACTTCCGCTACAGATCAAAAGACAGTTGATCTTACAAAAATTCCTACCTGTATTAAGGCAGCTAGATTTGTAAGCGTTCTTCTTGGACAATCTCATGACGATACTGTTGCTGCTATGCAATTAGCAAACACTAACTGTACTCCAATTGGAACAGTAGGTGCAGCGGTTGGGTGTTGTGCAGACGCTAGCGTAGAAGAGTCTATAGCATGTGTAAGAGACTTTGAATTAAGTGCTCAGTTCCCTTCTATAGAAATGGGATTTGGAGATATGACAATTGATGCCACAACTGGAAAGTTCACAAGCACATTGTTGTATTCTTCTTTGAACTCAGCTCAACTTGATGCTTTAGAAGATAAGGGATATATTTTCTTGTGTCAATATGCCGGACTTGAAGGGAATGTTTACTTCACTAAAGATAGAACTTGCTCCAGTGATGATTATAGAACCATCGCAAGAAACAGAACTATCAACAAGTCTCGTAGAGCTGTTAGAGTTGCTTTGTTACCGTACATCAACTCTCCTTTGTTGGTTGATCCCACAACTGGATATTTGTCTTCTGCTAAAATTACCGTTTTCAAAAATATAGTAACCGATATTCTTTCTACAATGAAAGCTAATGGAGAAATATCTGGATATACGGTAACTATAAGTTCTACCCAGAACGTTATCCAAACTGATACTTTGCAGATTGATTACACGATCGTTCCTCTAGGAGAGGCTGAAAATATTGCTGTTACTGAAGGTCTATCACTGACAGGAGCTTAAAATAAAACAATTTCCACAACATGTTTAAAGCGTGTTGTGGATTATACAAATAATAAAACAGAAAATTATGGCAGTAATAAATGACGTAGCGTATAGTTTTTCGATGATAAAACTCACCAGTGCTGCATTAGGTATAACGGACGATTCCTCTATTCTTCAGGGCGTTTCGGCTATTAAATGGAGTAAGTCTAGGGAAGTAAAAAATAACTATGGGCTTGGTGGAAATGTGGTAAGTAGAGGCTTTGGAAACAAAGTTTGTACGGGTTCTATTACAATGGACTACAATACTCAACAGTTATTGAAGAAACTTGGAAAAGGATCTTTGATGGACTTAGGAGAATTTGATTTGGTATTGTCTTTTGCGAACGCCTTTGCGGGTTCAGATTGGACCGCTGAAACAGTTACATTGAAAGGATGTATACTTACAGAAGAAGGAATTGATGCAAAAAATGATGATACCGACATCACAAAAGAGTTTAATCTTAATCCAAAGAAAATTGTCACAGATGGCGAATCTTCAGACTCAGACTCCTCTCTATAATTCTATAACTTCTTGATTATTTGATTTTTTTAAGGCAGATCCCAAAAAGATCTGTCTTTTTTGTAAACTACTCTAACACAGTTGCTACTATTCTCATTAAATATCACAAATAATTTTAGTTATGGAATCAGAAGAAAAAGGTTTTAAAGTAGATGGTGCGCTGAAAGAAAAAATAGCTGCACACGTTAAAGAATTAAGAGTTAAAAATCCAGCTTTGAAAAAAGTTTTCCCTATCGTTGTTCAGGGTGATGAGTATGATGAAAAAGAGGTGTACGTTGGTTATTTCAAACAGCCGGACATGAGTTCTTTCTCAAAATACATTTCAATCTCCCCTAAAGATCAGGTGGGTGCATTAAGAGAACTTGGAAAAGATTGTTTCGTTGATGGAGATAAAGAAATGCTTACGGATTCTTTATTCTTGTTTGGTACAATGGCTCAGTTGTCTAGTATTATTCAGGTAAGAAATTCTGCCATCGTAAATTTATCAAAACCTGGGAAGTAAAAGAGACCCAATATTTCAGGAAACGGATAATCTATATCCGACATTATTTCCCAGGTGTAAAAGTTGAGGAGTTAACAGATGAAGAGTTTGCGATGTATTCAGAAGATGCCTGTTGGCTTCACAATGAAATGCAAATGATTCAGCAAGTTAAATCCGCAGGAATAGGAAAATAAAAACAACCTCTTACTTAATAGTAGGGGGTTGTTTTTAATCTAGGCATTTGTGTTTTATCTATTCTTTTAAAAAGCAATAAGATGGCAGCAATAGAAGACTATGTAGTTAATTATCAGGTAAACGTCCAGGCGCAAACAGCTATAGAGACTTTTAATAAGATAAAGGTTTCTGTAGATGGGCTTAGTGAGGTTTCTGAAAGATTGAAAGCTATTACTGGAAGTATTAATTCTTTCAGTAAGGCTTGCGGTAAATTACAAGTTGCTCCTATTGAATTAAAAATAAATACAGCAAAGGCTGAGGCTTCTTTAGAAAGAGTACTTGGCCTTATTGAAAAAATAAAAGCTGGAAGTAATATAAATCTTTCTGTTAATGGTGGAGGAACCAGTGGTGCCACTAGGGCTAGAAATGAAGTGATGCCTATGGCTTCTTCCAGGAAATCTAATCAATATGAATCCGGAAGATTTGTAAGTACTCCAGTAAGCACCTATCGAGCATTAGGTAATACTATGGTTGATAGTGGAGGATTGATGGCTGTAGATATGTTGAAAGGATTCGGTTTTGCTTATGGTATTACCGGGTTGATGTCAGCTATGAATAGTATTGTGAAGACTTCTGCTGAATTTGAGAACATCACAAAGACTACTGAAGATATTCTTAAGGCTCACGATACAGCTCCAAATTTTGATAAGAGATTTGGAAATATGGTTGCGAATATTCGTAATGTTGCCAAGGATACAAAATTTACTACAACTGAAGCCGCCCAATCAGGTCAATACATGGCCCAGTCTGGTTTAACAATGAATGAGATAAAAAAATCTATTCGTCCGGCGGCAAA